TTCTCTGACTTAAAAATACCAATATCTTTTATACGTTCAGAAGAAGAAACAGGTCAAGAGATGAGACAGGCAAGACTGTATATAACACCTGATCTTATAGGAAATAATCAAATAGAAATGAACGATGAAATAACGATAAATTTTGCAGGTTCTAGTAGAGTCACTCAAATCGTTAATATAGATACAAAGAAAGGAGGGCAGATTTATATGTTTACAGTATTGGTGAGATTCTAATGGCATTAAGACGATTAAAAGATTTATCTAAAGATTTAGACGCTCAAATCAGCGAAGGATTTAATAATGTTATAAAAATTACTCATTTTGAATTATCTAACAGGGAAAGTAATATTCCAGATCCTATGCCTATATGGACAGGTTTTTTTGCTTCTAGCTGGAAAGCACAAAATAGCCCTGTAACTGCTAATCATAAAGTTGAAAACTTTCAACCCTGGGCAGGAATAAAAAAAGAACGTAGTCTTGATTTTTTTGAAAGAAGGAAACAAGGAATATATACAAAGCAAGAGGCTCCTGCTAACCCTGTAGTTGAAATGAGATTTCCTGTCGGAGATGGAAATAGAGTTTTTAATTATAGAAAATCAGTTTTTATTGGAAATAAAGCTGTTTATTCTCAATATGTTTTAGAAAGTGGAAAAATTCAAAGTTTTGTTGCAGGTGATTTGGCTCGTATAATTAAAGAAAACATGACAGAAAAAGGTAAGCTATTCATAGGAGGTAAAGTATCTGAGAAGTTTAGAGGTACAACTTACACAGGATTTTAAAAATGACATTAGTTAATACTAGGGCAGCATTTGAAAAAGCAGTAACAGATAAGATATCTGAAGTTGATCCTACTGTCTCAATGGTTTATGACAATGTTCATTTCACAACTCCTGGTAAAAGTCAAAAATACATTTTGATGAATATAAACTTTACTCAATCAACTTTACAAAATCAAGGAGCAGCTTCAACTTATTACGCAGGAGTAATTCAATGTAATGTTTACGTTCCAAAATCAAAAGGCACAGCAGTTTTATCTTCTATTTCTGAGGCAGTTATTGATGGACTAACTTCTGTAAATGAGGCTACTTATGTTGATACCTTTAGTTGTAATCCTAGAGTGTTAGATATTAATGGTCCAACTCCATTGGAAATAGAGGATAGAAGTCATTTCATTGGCGTAATATCTTGTCAATTTTCCGCAAATGCTTAGTATAATAGAATAGCAATCTAATGAATTTATGGAAGCGATTGAACTTCTTAAAAACAAATTTGGTGTAAGTCAAAAGTATAAATATGAATTAAAAGATGGAGATGAACTAATTTTAGAAATTTACTGGAATCCATTAACTCTTGCTGAAAGAGAAGTTATAACAGCAATGTCTCCTGATGATGCAAGTGGTAATGATTTTGCTTTAAATCTTATGATTACTAAGTCTTTAGATAAAAATGGAGAAAGATTATTCCAAGATGGTCATAAAGCATCATTAAGAAGAGAAGTTAACTTTTCGACTTTACAAGAGATCCAACTTGCAATGCTTACTTCTGGATCTGAATATAAAGTGGAGGAAGCGAAAGCTGATTTAAAAAGCTGAAAATAATTGGTTTGTATTGTTTTTTTTAGCAAAAGAGCTAGGAATGACTGTTAAAGAATTGTCTGCAAAAATGACCAGGGAAGAGTTGATAGGGTGGATCGCTTTTTATGAATTAAAAAACGAAGAGGAAAATAAAGCAATGGAAAAAGCTCAAAATAAATCACGGGCAAGAGTTCCAAAAAAGCGGTAAACTAAAATAAAGTTTTCTTTTTAATGTGGCCGATTACGGTGTAAATATAAATTTTAAAGTTGTTGGCTTGTCTAAAGTTGATAGAGCAACTGCAAAAGCAAAAGAATTAGAAGAATCAGTTAATAAGATAAGAGATTTTGATTTAGGCAAAAGTATGCCAGGTAAAGTTGGAGATAGAATAGCTGAAGCTACAGGTCAAATAAGAAAATATGCTCAACAAATAAACAAAGCGAAGAAAAGTCAAGATAGTTTTGGGGAAATAATTGGTAAAACAAAAAATCAACAAGAGGCTGCATTGGAGGCTTTTGAAGAGGTTAGAGATTCTGTAGCTAAAGGGTCTGTTATTCATGATGAGATGACAGAAGCTATTCATAATCAAACAAATGCAATGACGAAGCAAGATAAGATCTTGAAAGGGGAAACAATGTCTAAAAATAAGAATACAGAAGCTACCGCAAAAAATACTAAGGCACAAAAACAAGCAGCTTTAGCACGTTTGAAATTAATGAGAACGGCAGGAGGAGTTATTGGTAGTGCTACTATTGGTGGTGCTTTCCCCTTCCTTTTTGGACAAACAGGCATAGCAGCAACAGGGGGTGCTATTGGTGGAGCAGCAGGTGGAGCGTTAGCAGCTATTCCTGGATTTGGTCAGTTTGGGTTTGCTTTATCTATTGCTGGTACAGCTATCGGGCAATATTTAGACCAGCAAGAAAAATTAAATAGAAGTATTACTAAAGTAAATTCTCTTTTTATTTCAATGGGAGATGGAGCTAGTTTTAGTTCAAAAGAAATTAAAAAATTAGCAAAAGAAATAGGTTTGACTAATGAAGAAGTTGTGAAGATGTTGGATAATAGCAAACGATTTGGAAAAGATGGCAGTAATGCTCTTGTTAGTTTTTTTGGAGCAGACTTTGACAAAAGAATGGGTCAGTTTGAAGCTATTAGTAAAGTAGAAGATTTAGCTAGTGCAATGAAAGCTATTCAATCAATAGGTAAAGATATTACTGTTGAAGATGAGTTTAAATTAATTAATATGGCAAGACAAGAGGGATCTTTAGCTGTTCAAATCGAGCTACAAAGAATACTTTTAAGAACTCAACACGAATCAAATAAGGCAGAAGCCGAAAGAATAAAACTTGGAACAAGATTTAATATTGGAGTAGCAAATACAATGGTCAAAATTATTGAAGGTTTAACAGGATATGAAGGTCTTGAAGTTAAAGATTTAGCTCAAATATTAGACGAACAACTAAGTGAAGTTTTAAAAAAATACGAAGACATGGACGCTTCATTGGTTGAGCAATTAAATAAAATAAAAGCATTATCATCAGCTTATTCAGATGCAAGGCTAACTATTGCAAATGAAATAGACACTATAAATAATAAGTTAAAAGTAATGTTAGATGCTCAGACTCAAGTAGTAAAGGCTTCTAGGACTATAAGAGATTCTTTTGCTGAATCATTTAAAGGAATTATCAGTGGAACTATGACCGTTACAGAGGCGTTTAGAAATATGTTGAATAAAATAGCCGATCATTTTCTAGATACAGCAGCACAATTAGCAGCGATGCAACTACAAAAAGGATTTGTAGGGTTCATGAGTAATATGTTTCCTTCTCTAAAAAAGTCAGATTTAGGGGTTGAAGCGAAAGCTGCTGGTGGACCAGTAAGAGGTGGAGGTAGTTATTTAGTAGGAGAACGTGGACCAGAATTATTCAGTCCTGGCATATCGGGAATGATTACACCTAATCATGCCCTAGGTGGATCTACAAGTGTAGTAGTAAATGTAGATGCTTCTGGTTCATCTGTTGAAGGTGATGAACAAGGAGGTAGAGAACTTGGTCGTGTTATCTCAGCAGCAGTACAATCTGAGTTAATACAACAGAAAAGACCTGGAGGTTTACTTGCATAATGGCTACCTTTCCTTCTATTGCTCCTAAATATGGACAACAAAAAAGATCTAAACCTTTAACACGCACGGTCCGCTTCGCTGATGGGTTTGAACACAGAATTTTATTTGGATTAGCAGAACATCAAAATCCAAAGATATTTAATTTTACTTTTGAAGTGTCAGAATCAGATGCAGATACAATAGAAACTTTTCTTGATGCAAGAGCAGGAACAGAAAGTTTCGACTTTACTCCACCAGGAGAATCTAGCTCTTCTAAATTTGTCTGCGGAACATGGACTAAATCAATACCATATTTAAACAGAGCTACGATACAGGCTACGTTTAGAGAGGTATTTGAACCATGAGTACTGAACCTGTTTTCAGTGAAGTTCAAAAGATAAACCCTTCAGCAATAATTGAACTTTTCGTATTACAGCTAGACACAGCATTACATGGTGCAAATACTATTTATAGATTTCATGCAGGATCAAATTTAAATGCTAATGGTGAGATAGTTTTTGCAGGTAACTCATATCTTAGATTTCCTATTGAAGCTACAGGTTTCGCATATCAACGTGGTCAACTTCCAAGACCAAAAGTAACTATAAGTAATGCAACAGGATTAATTTCATCAATCTTAGTCAGTGTTAATCAGGTAACAGCAGGTAATGATCTTACTGGTGCTACTTTTACAAGAATAAGGACTATGGCTAGATTTTTAGATGCTGTAAACTTTCCTGGTAATACTAATCCTTTAGGAACACCAGATCCTACAGCAGAGTTTAAACGTCAGATATTTATTGTGGATCGTAAGTCAGCAGAGAATAGAGAAGTTGTTGAGTTTGAATTAGCTGCATCTACTGATATGGCAGGAGTACGAGCACCTAAAAGGCAGTGT